AGCCGCGTTCTTTTGAACCTTTTGCCATGTTCCTGACTTGCCCTGGCGGGAATATTCTTTACCGATGGTTTTCATCATTTCAGCAATGCGGTCTTCTTGGTTCTGAATCTGGATTGCTTCCTCAAGAGGACTGCCAATGTAAGCATTCTTATCATGCTTTTTGACCTCGGCAATCTTGTTCTCTACAGCTTCCTTACTGGCAAAGAATCCTGATATTTCAGCACCCATCTGCTCAACTTGCTTTTTCTTCTTCAGGGATGCCTGCACTAAATTAAAAGCGGTATCGAGTCCTTTTATAAGTAGAGCGACTTCGCCAATCATACATCACGACTTGTTAAAAAAATTGAAGTAAGACCCTGCCATAAGTGCGGCTAGGAACAGCGTAGTTAACGCCTGAACGATGGTTCTACCCACGGTACGTTTTGCCGAGCGCCACGAGTCGAGTAAGCCTCGCAATTCAGAGACATCAGACAGAGCATCATCGTCACTGAGGCCAATGTCTCTTAGGGCTTTTCTAGCACCTAGCTCGGCGGACTGCTCGACCAGTTTAGCCATCTCTTCTTTTGTCACGAGACTGCTCCATTACTTTACGACTATAGAGCGTCTAGCTCATCGTGAGTAGTACAGGCGTTAATAGCTGCGATGCTTGCATCTTTTACGTCTTTAGCTGTGCTAACGGCAGCGGTATCACCAGAGGCATCCTCTGCTTCAAGTCTAGCCTGCTCGTTGGCAACCTGTGTGTAAGTGCTTTTAGCCGCGCTAATCAAGCCACCTTTGCGGTCATCTACGGTAATGTCTTTAACTGCATAGACAATCTGCACCGGATCAACTGAGACATCAAAGGTATGTCCGTCATAAGTCTGTCGATTAGCCGTAATAGCAGGCTTCACTTCAACCGCTGATTTCCAGCCAGACTCGCCCGCAGGAGGCTGCGTGTCCCATACTTGGGTTACTTCGTCGTTTACTACTTTTGCAAATAAAGACATGAGAGTCTCCTTATATTAAGAATTAATGATTAACCTTTGAGTATGCCGTAGCCAGAACTACGGGCGCAACTAAGGGTGTCTTTTTTCCAAGTAGTTAACGCCCCTACCTGTACTGGGGATGAGCGGCTAGCGGTGTCGCCTAAGCCTAGTTGAGCTTGGGTGTTCTTACCCCACGCCCAAAGAGTGCCATCTGTTTTAAGGGCCATGACGTTTTGTTGACCTGATGCGACTTTAAGCCAATCAGTAAGCGCACCGACCTGAACTGGAGAGGAGTAATTAGTGGTATTGCCTTGGCCTAGCGCACCTGCGGCGTTATACCCCCAAGCGTAAAGAGCGCCGTCGGTTTTAATTGCAAAACCTGTATAAAGACCTGCGGCAATACTTAGCCACGTAGTAAGTGCGCCTACCTGTACTGGAGAGGAATAACTAGTGGTGCTACCTTGGCCTAAGCGCCCATATCCCCCATTTCCCCAACTCCACAAGGAACCGTCCGTTTTAATGGCAAAGCTGTGATAATAACCTACGGCAATGTGTAGCCAAGTAGTAAGTGCGCCTATCTGAACTGGGGAGCTGCGGTAAACGGTATCACCTAAACCCAAACATCCCCCAAGATTTCTTCCCCAACTCCAAAGAGTGCCATCAGTTTTAAGGGCTAGACAGTGATAACCCCCCATAACCGTTTTTGACCAGTTAGTCAGTGCGCCGACTTGTACTGGGGATGAATAGTCCGTAGTATTGCCCTGTCCTAGTACACCGTGTGCTCCACCTCCCCAAGACCAAAGAGTGCCATCTGTCTTAACGGCAGAGCTTGCAAACAAACTCCCTGCCGCGATACTCCACGTAGTAAGTGCGCCTATCTGTACTGGAGAATTACGTTGAGTAACAGTGCCATCGCCCAGTTGCCCCTCTTGGTTCCATCCCCAACTCCAAAGAGTGCCATCAGTTTTAGTGGCTAGAACGTGCAGACCAAAAGGCTCTGCTCCTGTAACTACCGACCATGTAACAAGCGCCCCTACTTGTACTGGAGAGGAGCGGGTAGTAGTAGTGCCATCGCCTAGTTGGCCCTTGTTGTTATACCCCCAAGCGTAAAGATTTTTATCAAGGATAGGCATAGGCCACAAGCCCTGACTTTCGTAATCCGCTACTTGGTCTAGCGTCCATATACCAGAGGCAGAACCGCCTTCGCCATCAACAGGGCCAACAACAGTAGGTGCAGTTTTCTTTATAAAGCCGCCCGGCCACTTTCCACTCATTTGACTCTCCGAAGTGCTTTCTTCTGGCTAAGGCGTTCTTTGATCGTAGCGAAAGGGGCATCCCAGTCACCGAACGACTCTTGCCGCAGTAGCTTCATTGTATCGTAGTAGGGGCAAGTATCGCCCTCCTGCGCGTAGAAAAAGTAAGGCATGACCGGGATAATCGTCCAAGTCTCAACGCCCATTGCAGCCGCTAAGTGGCTGACTGAAGTACAGGAAGAGATAACCAAATCACACGAGGCCGTAGCCTGTCGGGTATCTTCCCAAGAATCTAGCGGAACCTGCTTAACCCAAGGCGGACAAGCCTCCGCACCTTCATCGCGCTGTAAGGAGATAAACTCCGCATCAACGTCTTTCAGGGCATCAAACATAAGGTCATACGGGAACTTCTTCTGGTGTTCTGCTTCAAACGCCATCTGCCCCTGCCATCTAAGACCAATGCGCTTACGGAAACCTTTAATAGTTTTAGGCTTAGTAATGTAAGCTTCGCCCGTTAGGTCTTCTAACTCAAACCCAAGCGGCACAATAGCCGACATACCTTGCACATAGAAGTCGTGATAAACGCCCTGACAGCAATCGTGCTGGACAACCGCGCTTACGCCCTCTACGTCTATGAATAGTGTTACCAATGGGCCAGAGCAGGCGACAATAACCTTACAGCCCCTAGCTGCAATAGACTTGGCATAGCGTACTTGGTGTATCTGATCGCCNAAGCCACCTTCTAANTTAAGCAGCACTGTGCCTTTAGACTTCCCGTCCCACGGNGGTGTAGGCGAGTTAGGAGGTGAGTTACCAAAGACTCCCACTATCCGGCCACGATCCATTAGCTGGTAGCCTTCCTGTATCTTGCCTTGACGCAGCAAATACCACCCACGGTTAAATGCCGCTCGATGGTTATTTGGCTCTTCTTTTTCGATCTTCTGGGCTAACTGCCACCCCTCTGCAAAGCTACCCATCTTAGACGCAGTTAACTGGAGGTCTAGGTCGTGCATTTCAGGCATTGTGCGGGGCGTGTCTAGCCAGAACTCAGGCTGACAAAACGTGCTGTAGTGGTGCTTTAAAACGTCTCGCGGGTCTTCGTTGTGCTGCTTGGCAAGGGAAGGCTTGATGTCGTGCATCCCAGCGTAGCCGTGTAGCTCTTCGTCATCTTCTTGGACGCTCGTGCCGTCAATAGCCTCAAAGTTGATACTCAAAGTCATCTAACTCCAAAAAGGCGTGTATACGGTCAAGCTGTGACTTTGGGTCAGCAAGTAGGTCATCGTATTCAACTATGCAGAAGCACTCTGGATCGTACTCATAGCCTGTCTGTAGCGTGATATAAGCGGCCTTTAAATGATCTGACAGCTCTCCAGAGTAGATAAAATCATCAAGATCATCCGGTTTAGCGACACGCACGAAAGAGGCCATGCACTCTGGTATAGAGCGCACCGTAGCGATGATCTTAGGTTTAGCACCGATTACTTGCGACATAGCCTGCATGATCTGCGGGATAGGCCAGCCACGGCCCTTGTCTATAATGACAGGCGCATCAAATTCTTCGTAGAACGACTCAATAACTCCGCGCATAGAATCGACCAGAATCTTGTGGTTTTTTTCATCTGCTCTGAGAAGACCCGTTGAGGCCCACGTATTAGCCATACCATCCAAGGCAAACACAAGCCCAGATGTGGTGGACACATGGGTCTGCTTATTCTGATTCAGTATCGCCGCCAGTACCGTAGAACCGGAGCGAGGTACGCCTGACATAAAGTGTAGTTGCGCTCTCATATTTATACCGATCTTTTAGTTGCAGTCGCAGACCTTTGCATGCATCCGGGGGATATTCTAATCCAATTTGTTTCTGAACCAACTTGTACCGGCGAAGAGTAATTGGTGCTATTGCCTTGGCCTAGCTCGCCGTAGGTGTTGGCGCCCCAAGCCCAAAGAGTGCCATCAGTCTTAACGGCCAAAGTGGCATCGAATAACCCAGATAAGTTAGCCCAAGTAGTAAGTGAGCCGACTTGTACTGGGGAGGAAGTTTGAGTAGTACTGCCTGTACCTGCCTGCCCTACGTTGTTTTGTCCCCAAGACCAAAGAGCGCCGTCTGTTTTAATGGCTAGTGCGTGACCCCCTCCGGCTATCTGCGTTGACCACGTAGTGAGCGCACCTATCTGCACCGGAGATGAGCGGTTAGTGGTAGAACCATCGCCTAAACGTCCATAACTCCCAGTTCCCCAGCTCCACATAGTTCCATCAGTTTTAATAGCTATGGTGAAATCATAGCCACTGGATAATTTAAGCCAGTTAGTGAGCGCACCGATTTGGACAGGAGAGTTGCGTTCAGTAGTAGTGCCATCGCCTAGTTGAGCCTGTAAGTTCTTACCCCACGCCCAAAGAGTGCCATCTGTCTTAACCGCAAAACTACTAGCGAAATTGGCGCTCACTTCATTCCATGTAGTAAGAGAACCTACCTGTACTGGAGAAGAGTAATTAGTGGTACTGCCTAAACCTAGTTGACCGTTACCGCCTCCGCCCCAAGACCAGAGCGTTCCGTCGGTTTTAACGGCTAGGCTGTGAACATATCCCGCAGCGATCTTGCTCCAAGTAGTAAGTGCGCCTACCTGTACCGGAGAGGAGTAGGTGGTGAGATTGCCTTGGCCTAGCCCGCCTTCCCTTGCCAGACCCCAAGCCCAAAGAGTGCCATCGGTTTTGATTGCAAGTTGCCAATACTTGCCTCCCGCAAGGGTTTCCCAATCAGCAAGTGCGCCTACTTGCACCGGAGAACTTCTATTAGTGGTGTCACCTAATCCTAGTTGGCCGTTGGTGTTCCGACCCCAAGCGTAAAGTTCTGGGGGCGCAACCGCGCCCGGCCAAGTAAAAGCACCAGCAGCCTGCCCTTGCGTTTGGAGGTTCCACTTACCTGCGTATTGCTGCCATTGAGCCATCGTCTTATCCTGTTACTAAACTATTGTGCCGAATGTCGAAGACTGCGGATATAGATTGTAGTTGCGCTCTCATTAAGCTGTACCTAACGCTTGCACAGCGCCCCGTGCCGCAGACACTGATGTCCAAGTAGTCAACGTCCCAACTTTCGCTGGCACTGAAGTTGTTGAAGTATTCCCGTCTCCTAATTGCCCGCTGTTGTTAAAACCCCAAGTCCAAAGGGTTCCATCGGACTGTATTCCCGACATCATAGAGTCCGAACTGGTACTTCCTGTTCCTGCTGAGATTTTATTAGTCCATGTAGTTGCCGACCCTACTTGTACGGGAGAGTTTGCGCCTGTCGCACTTCCAAACCCTACGGCTCCCCAAGCCCAGAGTGTACCGTCGGTCTTCACTGCAAGCATATTATAATTACCTGCGGAAACAGCCAACCAAGTGGTCAAAGCCCCTATCTGCGTTGGAGCAGAACTATTTGGAGGCCCAGACCTGCTTTGGCCTAAGTTGGGAGCAAATTGCCCCGAGCCAGAGAAACCCCAAGAGTACATAGTGCCGTTACTTCTAACTCCGAAAGAAGTGTATTGGCCGCAAGCAATAGAGAGCCAGTCTGTAAAAGAACCTATTTGAACAGGGGAGTTTCGAGCAGTAGTAGTGCCATCACCCAGTTGACCTCTAGTATTTTTTCCCATCGCCCACAAAGTGCCGTCGGTTTTAATGGCTAGTGCAAATTGATACGAGGATGCGGTACTAAGCCAGTTCGTAAGAGCGCCTACCTGTACTGGAGAAGAGTAGGAGGTGGTATTGCCTTGGCCAAGTTCACCGTTGCCGCCGTACCCCCAAGCCCAGAGAGAGCCGTCGGTTTTAACCGCGTAGGTGGAGTACCCGCAACTGACATTTAACCAATTAGTTAATGCGCCGATCTGTACCGGAGATGAGCGAACAGTGGTAGTGCCATCACCTAGTCGGCCGTTGTTGTTAGTCCCCCACATCCACAGAGTGCCTGCCTCTTTTACTCCTCCACCCGCATTGTTCATACTCTCCAGATGCGTCCAAGCATCCGTCCCTACCTGTATAGGAGAAGAGTAGTTAGTGGTAGTGCCCTCGCCTAGTCGGCCATTAGCGTTAGACCCCCATGCAAATCTCTTCGATGATGGGCCAACAGTCAACGGCAAGAATCCCGGCTTTATAAAACTACCTTTATCGCTACCAATAGGCATGGACTACTCCTTACGAGCTTATTTCTTCATAGCTTATGCTGTAGGTAATCTTGCTTGCCGTGCCGCTTGTTACNGAGATAGACGTACCTTCCATCAAGTAGATTGCCGTAGTCTTGTCCACAACAATCAGTGACGCATCAGCAGGGACACTAATTGTAGAAACAATCGGAAACGCTGNACCACCTGAAGGAGCAGAGCCTTGGGCAACCGCGCCATTGGTATAGAGGCTCACAGTTGTGTCAACCGCGCTACTGCCGTCAACATTNGCCGCTACGATCTGGTTTATCTTAAAGACCTTCCCGCTNCTCGCTGCGTTAGGCAGCAAAACCACTGCGNTAGTCNCTGATGGTGTTANATAGGTCGTNACACCTAAAATACTGGTTACTGCTACTATATTGGGGTTTGCCATTATTGTTTCTCCTAGAATCCCATTACCATCGCNANNGCGATGCTTAAACCTGCTGATATGCCGCTTGCGGCTGGCGTAGCTGAAGACCACGTAGAACCGTTAGAGGTTAATATGTTTCCGCTTGTGCCGGGAGCAACAACCTGAACTGCTGATGTGCCGTTACCTAAGATTACGTTGTTGGCGGTCATGCTAGTTGCACCTGTACCACCGTTGGCAACAGGTAGTGTTCCTGTAACTTGAGAGGAAAGATCAACCCCTGATAGCGTACCACCTAATGTGAGACTGCCTGATGAGGTGACCGTACCTGAAAGACTAATTCCGTTAACTGTGCCTGTACCGCTTACGCTAGTAACCGATCCGCCTACTTCTGTTGGATTAGCGTTAATCACCGCAGCGCCTGCTCCCACACCGTCTGTGACAAGCATGACTTTAGAGCCACTAGCCACGTTTACCGTAGCGCCCGAACCCTGCTTGATTGTAATGATCTGACTGCCAGTAGTGGCGTTCTCGATCAGCCATACTTTAGAGACCGTGTTAGGTCCAAGCGTTACCTCGCGTGTAGCCGTAAGTGAGGATGCCGAAGTGATCTTTAAGTAGAATCCACGAGTAGCATCCGCCGTAGCGTCCGGCATGGTGAAGGTTTCGTTAGCATCAGCAGCCATTTGCTTAGTGCCGTAGCTAAAACCGTCAGTGACTAGCTCCAGGTTAGTGTTAGTACTGGTTCCCCAAGTACCACTTTCATCACCCGTGGCGATCTCTTTTAATCTAAGATTGTTTACATAAGTTGCCATAATTTAGTCCTATGCTGCTGCGTCTATTTCAACCCAGTTAGGGGTTTGTGAATCTGAGACAGTCACCCAATTAGGTGTCTGTGCGTCTGGGACAACTGTCCATCCCGCTATTAATACTGTGCCAACCTGGCCTGTGCCTGCTACCCCTATCGGATAAACATTGGCAGTGCTTGTGTTTGTTACGTTTCCTACTGCGCCCGTGCCTACTGTTGTGCCAACAGTATATGCCACTTCAGGTGTGACTGTCCCTACACTTCCGGTGCCTACAACGCCCGTAACGGCGACGTTCCTAGCATAAGCTGGGGTTACTGTGCCAATGGCCCCTGTGCCTACTACTCCGGTAACACTTACTACAGTACCTACACTAAAAGTAACTGTGCCTACTGCCCCAGTAGCTGCAACGCCGTTGGGTACAACTGAATCGCTAGTGTTAGTGCTAACACTGTTTATTTGGCCTACGCCTTGTACACCAGTAATCGCAAAGCTTGCAACAATCCCAACTGTGCCAATTTCCCCCGTTCCGGCTACTCCGGTAGGAGTGACCAGTCCTGTATAGTCAAGGGTTACTGTGCCTATGGCTCCAGTTCCAACTACTCCTGTAGGAATGGTGATATTCCCGTACTGCAGTGTTACTGTACCAATAGCGCCAGTGCCTACCGCTGAAACGCCGTTATCGCCCCACGCTCCTTCGCCCCATGCGCGTTCACCCCAGACAGGTCCGAGGTTGACAGTTTTGGCGGCCTCGCCGCCCCACTTGTTGAAGCCCCACGGGCGTTCACCCCACGCGCTGCTCACAGTTAGTCCCGGTTAAGCGATGCGTATGATAGCTGTAGCTGCCGCCGCCGCTGGGAATTGAATCTGGAAATCACCAGAGCTTACCGTCTGGTCCCCGCCAAAGCTCAACACAGCACACGCAGAATTAGAATCTCCAGTGTCGTATATCAGACCACCGCAAGTGGTGAAACTAGATGACCCCCACGTTTCGTTGGCGAAATCTAAAATTCCTGTAGTGCCATCAGCAGTGGGGGTAATAGACGTTAGCAACTCGCCCGGTCTGGAGTATCCTGTAGCAGTAGCAAGCTCATCCGAGCCCATATCAGAATAATTAGTAGTCGCAGCGCCGTACGTTCCGCTTCCTGAAGCCACAGCCGTAAAAAGAGCCATCCTGAACCGGGTACTGCCAGCAGTGAAGTTATGTAGCCCTTTAAAAAGTTCTACCTTGAACGATGTCGGCATTGCCGTTGCAATTGTAATAGCCATGATTTAAGCCTCTAATAGTTTTACTAATTCTGGATGTCCTGCATCCCGAAAACGGTTGGTTAATGTAGTGTTATGTGAAGCCACAGCTTGACGCAAATAGCTGACCAGAACACCTCTGATTTCTGTCCTGAAGGCTTCTGCTTGGGCTTGTATGACAGGGTGCGAGTTGTTACCAATAGAGATAATTTGATCCAACGCTTGCTCCGCTATCTCTTCAGGGGTAAAACCCCGTCCCGATATAGCGCCTACTTTCACCATGCCTACTTCCATCGCGCCTGCTGTGCTTATCATGGTCCGGGTGACTCCGATTTAAGGGGTATCCTAATGATACCATCTCTGTACTCGTCTCTTCTGCGACGACCCTGTTGTTCAATACCAAGCCCTTGAATAGCCTGCTTATAACTTGCTTCAAAGAACTGAAGCATTTCTGTAGGCCCTTTCGTGTAGCTGTAGGCTTGAATTAGGCAAGCATATAGCAACGCCTCTGGCGAATTAGTGCTTACCCACGTAGTAGTGTTTGTAGCAGACAGTTGCGCCGGTCTTGTTATGTAGCCAATTTGCATAGCAATATTAGCATTGGGTGTTGGCGCTAAATAGAAAGTGTTTTCATCCCACACCGAATAATACTTAGGCACACCTTCAACAGAGTAGTCCGGCCAGTATTCTTTAAGAAAAGATGTGTCCCTAAATTCTAAAAAAGTCTGAACACCCCCTATCGTTGTCATTAAATATCTATGAGTGAGAATAGTGCTCGGTGCAGCTAGGAATCTATTACCTTTTGTAGACGTGCCAGTTGCTTCGATCCTAAATACATCAAGATCGATGTCACGCAATATGCGGTTTTCCGCCATCGTGATAAACGTATTAATCACTGCGTTGGTAAACACATTAGCGTCTACCTCCGTGTAATTGCGTATGTTTGTGACTAGCTCGTCATATGTCATTTAATCTACCAAGCTCACTTACGGCGTATTGGCTTGTCCACCCATGCCTGAATGAATCGTACAGTAATAATAAAGTGTAGGTGCGCCTGTAGCCACCACTATCTGTGTATAGGCTCCTGCATTGCCGGGTATGCCATTCGTGGTCACGCCTGTTGTATATTCTGATCCTCCCGAATGCGTTCCATCGGACGTAATAGAAAGACGCAACGGATGGCCTCCATTAGTTCCTGCCGACTGGTCAAACTTATAAGTGGACCCTTCATTTAAAGTCAGGGTTGCTTGCTGCACACCGTCCACATAATATTTATTGCCTGAACCCGTATTAACTACCGTAACGGTTAAAGTTGTAGTAGTAGGAAGAATTATTGTAACTGTCCCAACAGACCCAACGCCTTCTACAGGCCGTTGTGCAGGGAAGGGCTGCATGTTTGTTGTTCCTGACGTGTAGTTAGCGCTTCCTATACTATTAAACGCTGCATCGCCGGGTAAACCCAAGAAAACCACCACAGGCTCTACTCGATCTGTTCTAGGGTCTCGAAGAGCTATTGCATCGCCTCGATAAGTCAAAGGCTCTATCTGCGGAGACTTAGGTTCGTAATCTTCTGGACAGACCATGAAGCCCTTCCAGTTTTTTCGCAGTGTCTGGTAAGGGTACTGGAATCCGCAGTAATCGCAGATTGCAATTGAGTATTTACCAGTTGCGTAGGCCACGTTAGCTCACGCTCGGAACAAAGTGTACGCTTGCGGTGTCCCTGTCTTCGTTCGCTGCACGAAGAAAATCCTCTTCGTAAATAGCTTTTAATCCGGTTGTGCGATCTGCCGCAAACTTTAAAGAAAGCATATACGCCAAGCCAGAAGCTAGACAAGGAAGAAATCTGAAATTCACATCAGCGGTGTTAGTGTAATCCCCAGCATCCTGTATCCGTCGAATCCGGTAGTAGACAAGCGTGTAGGCTTTGTCCGCCGCCGGCCAAAGAAAAATAGTAGGTGTTATAGTTCGCTGAACATAATATTGAGTTGGCCTAGCCTCGGTAAGCTTGTTCGGTACGTTTAAATACTCGGAACGGCTTATTCTGGAAATACTTACATCTTGTTGCTGCCCGTTTACGGTATCTCTAATCACAGCGGATAAAACATTAACGGTATCAGCACCGGGCAAAACTTCTTTAGTGCCTTTCGCAAGGACAGAAGTGGCCTGCTCGATGGTCCACAGGTTTAGCCCTCTATTGGCCCAGTCTAAAAACAACAGATTCAAAGAGCGCGTAGCGGATGTTAGCTGATAACCTGCCGTCATCTGCATCCCGCATCGCTCAAACGCTTCTTCGACAATCTCGTCTATTGCGAGATTAAAATCTGTTGTGCTCGATGTCGTCATTATCTATA